TGTCCCCCGACGTCGAGAGTCATTCTCTACGGACCAAAATCGGGCAGAAGAGGTTGTCCGTGCCATTATTGGTTGGCTACGCCCCATGGCGGTTGTTTCTGAACGGCCGTCCGTGAGCTCTGTCCCGCTTTGCCCGACTTGCCATAGGCAATACCTTGACAAGTTGAGTGAAGAGGCGGCATGGGATAGGGCTACGAAAGACGAGTCTCACGTGGTTTGTGTCAATTTTCACGTCCGGAAGTGTGCATTTTGCACCGACGTGGACATAAACTGTCGCCGTTCTTTCTTTTCACGGTTTACACCACGGGCGGCGCATAGCGGTGACAGCGTGCTCTGTGAGGTGCATATGACACATCAGGAATTGAGAATTGCGAGAGACGCCGTTGGCGCCTCGCTTTACTCAGAGGCACCTTCCAGGGTTGGCAACAGCAACTTACATCTCAGTGGCATGCGTTTGGATCGTAAGTATGAAGACACTGAGATGATTTGGGCACGTGATGTGGTGTTCCCAGCAGTTGCTATCGCAATGCACCGCAGTCGTGAGGCACCCGTGTTCAGTTTGGGTGCGTCCATTTTTCCTCGGTTGCGTAAGCTTAGGCTTGTATCCGACACCGGATCCAAGCGGTGGTTTTGGATAAGGGCGTCTCAGCACATGACGCTCGAAGGCTTGAGCTTTTGCCCTAGACGGGTTGAACATCCGGCGGAGGAAACATACGCTCCGGTTGCGACCATCACGCCGGATCCGCATTACACGTTCGTGCGGTTTGACGGCGTGGATCGGGCCACTACGAGGCAGCGCGAAGGGTGGGATTTGATGGCCAGTAAGGTCTTCGGGGTTGATTTGATGACGGATGCTGCTGGCAATCCAACATTGGGCGATAACATTTTGGCTGTGCGTCATTTGCCCTTTTTCGCCCGGAAGATCTTCTTTGATACCTTGCCACGTAATATCGCAGCTGCGATAGCGGGCAGGATCTCCAATGTACCGCCTATGCAGATGACGGACGATGAACAGGTTGAGCTTCGCGGTGTTACCGAAGCGTTGTCCGTTTGTTTGCGTCGTGACGCCAAGATGATTCGTGAGATTGTGACGGTTTTGACGCTTGGCGATTGGAAGAGCAAGAAGTGGACGATCACTCGTTCAAAGACTACGCTCGAACAGCTTCGTCAGCGTTATAATCCCACGTATCAATTTAAGGGTCAGATCAAGTTGGAACCGTCCAAGCCTGGCAAGCCTCCTCGCCTCATTATTGCCGATGGGGATTATGGGCAAGTCATGGCATGGACGATTATCGCGACTTTGGAGCGTTGGATTTTCAAGCGTTATAATCATCGCAGCATCAAGGGTGTTTGCAAATCAGACGCGATGAAGCGCTTGATAAAGAATACGGCGCAATATCGACCGAGCACGGGTAGGTCTACAACCCGCGAGCCAGTTATGGTGCTTGAAAACGATGGTTCAGCCTGGGACGCTTGTATGTCAGTTGCACTGCGCGCGTTGACCGAGAATGTTTTGATGCAGGAAGTGCATGACATCACCAAGGATTTGTTCATTATGGAGTCACATTGGCAACCGGAGCGACTGCGGGCCAACAAGGTCAAAACGCTCAGTTTGAGCGTTGCTGCAAAGTTTAATTGTTACGATGAACACGTTCCGGATGATGTGCGTAATGCTCTCGCCGCAGGCAAGACATATAAGGAAGTCATAGCGGCCATTCGCCGCTCTGGATGCCGCGGCACTTCGGTTTTGAATTTCCTGGCCAACATGATTCTGTGGTGTTGGGTCCTTGGAGGTAAGGACGGTTCCAAGCTTATGGAATCAAATGGCCAGAAGTTCACCGATGTTTTCGGTGTTGTTAGATTCGTTCGCATGATCTTTGAGGGCGACGATTCTTTGTTGACACTGACGGGAGCAAGGTTTACTCCAGAGCAGGTGGCGGAATTATCCGCGCGGTGGGCTAAACTCGGCCATCGGCCAAAGTTGTTTGTCCGCGCTCCTGGCGACCAGGCAGAGTTCACCGGTTATAAGTTTCTTGTCGACGAGCACGGACTCGTCCCGGATTCTGAGGTGCCAGATTTGCCGAGGTTATTGGGCAATGTTTCATATTGCCACAATCGCGGTGCCGTTGATGCCGCCGTAAAAGGTGACGAGGCGGCTTTGCACCGTGCTGTTGATCCTGGCTTGTTGAGTCGCGCTTATACTATTGCGCGGAAGGCACCAACCGTAGCCCGGTGGCTTTACAACCAGGTTAAGAGCAC